CCATATCTCTGTTGTTTAGTATCGACTTCCGTCAACTACAAATTTATTCTCTCCCTTACCATATTCGGTCGCTCCCTCGTAACCCATATCCTGAGCGAAACCTTCGTAGTCAAAGTAATTCTTCAAAGTCTTAGAATCCAAGTCACGAGGTTCTTCGCCAGTCATGTCAAAATATGCGTCTGCGAGTTTGTGGTCAGGTAGATGTTCGTACTCAGCGAACCATTCATCTTCGCCTACCATATCCTCGAACTCACCGCTCAAACGCAGGTCGCGTCCCCATCGCTCATAGTTGAAGTAATCGCTTACTCGGTCGTCCATGAGTCCTTCTTCTACAATGTGATAAGCGTACTCAAGGAGTGTACCCGTCCAAACTACTACATCGTCCCACCATCTCTCAAGGTCTCCGTCTGCATCGTTGTAATCGGCGAACGCTTCTAAGATAGTCATCATTGGAACGTCGGTGTTTGACTCAAGCGTCTTAGCCGTCTTTAGGTTGTTCCATCCCGCTTCAGTCTCCACGTAGTATGGAGAAGGCATAAACTGCCAATCCACAGGCTCTACTTCGTCAGCAACAAACCCTTGGTGGTCAGACTCCAACTTTGCGATACGTTCTTTTAGTCCGTCTTGCCAGTCATCAAATGACTTATAGTCGAGTGGATACATTGTAATATCCACGTCTTCAGGCTCAACATAATACGAGTTTGAGTTATAGACGCGATACCAAACGATTACATCGTCGATAGACCCTAACTCCGTCTTGCCAATCTCTTTCAACTTCTCCTCGTACTTCTTCATGTATTCGTCCTTCAGGTTCGTTTCAGGTTCGGCCTTTTCTTCAATTGCCTGAACTTGTCCGTCCCACTCAATTACAATGCCGTCGTAAATCTCAAATTCTGTTCCTGCCTTTGTCTTATATGAGCCGTTGTCGATTTCGACCGCAGTGCCCTCAGCACCGATTTTGTAGACGCTTACACCTGCGGCAAACTCGTCGTCCTCAGTGGCAAAGACTGCTCCGTTATCAACTTCGATTTCGGCGTACAACTTACGACCCGTTACAATTGATTTCAAACGCCGTCCAAAACTTGGTTTGGGACGTTCTGACATCTGTTCCAACTTGTCCAAGAAGTAGCCCTCGATAGAGAATCCTGCGACCTTCTGCTCTTTGACAAACTGCCACATCTCTTCGTTCTCCACCTGTACACGCACCATCCAAGTTCCTTCGGGTACGTCCAGTCCAAAGTGCCGTGCTTTATCTACTTCAGGATTGGATACAATCCATGACTCGACAACGGATACTCCGTCTACTTTCGAGTCGTGTTCTTCCGTCCACTCGTTCGTGCGATGAGTCTTCAAGAAAAGTTCGGATGCCTTTTGGACGGTCGTTTTTGAGAAGTACACATCGTACTCCTCGTCCGAAAATTCGTCGTAGCGAGGGATATGCTTGTCAGGAATCAAAGCCGCACCAATTAGGGTACGTTTCTCCTCGTCTACGGAAGCCATTGAGTACAGAGTCTTCTCCTTCTTGCCTTGCTTGCTGAAGTAGACAAAGTTCGATTCGATAGCAGGATACTTTACGAGAGAAATTGCTTCTACTCCAAATGCGTCTGCTGACTCGTCAATAAGTAGTTCGATTAGTTTACGTCCTGCCATATCTCTGCGGTTTAGTATCCATCAAATATTGACGGGTCATCTTGCACTACAAAGTCGTTTAATTCTTCGGCTAAGAAATGACCCCAATCCTCCAAAATTAGACATCCAATAATTGCCGCGCCATAGACATCCCAACGTATCTCGTTTGCGATTCTTGAAGCCAAGGCATAAGTATTATCATACACACCTTTGTAGTATGGACTTAATACCCTCGCCGCCGCATGGTAATTACAATCTGCAAGTAAGTCGTAAACCAAATCAATAGCCATTTGGTCACTCGTGGTCTTTGCCCAATAATCTTGGGCTATCTCACGTTCTTCGGGTGAAGCAATGTCTGTAATTTTGCGCATATCTCTGTGGTTAAATCAGTTCGATTAAAATACCTTCAGGCGACTGACTTACTTGATACCTGACATATTCCATTGATGGATATACGTGCATAATCTCAGCTAAGTCATCTTCTACATCTACGATGTATCTCATTTTTTGATTTAAAAGAATGAAATCTACGTCAAGGTCTATGACCTCATAGTAGTAATCTGTCATCAATATCGTCGCTAAAATAGTTGCTCCTGATGCTTTTCCTGATGATAATTCTCTTCCGTACATATCTCTGTTGTTTTATAAAAATGGGTTGGGCATATCTCCGTATGTGGAAGCCATAATATCGCACCACTCCGCGAGTTCATCGAATCCTGTGTCAGATAAGGCAACGGTGAGTAGAAACAAAATTTCTTGAACATCCCACCGCACACTTGTAGTTACTTCTGATGCCCTCGTAAAATATCCGTAATCTGCTCGACCGAAATCTGATTCCAAATATCTGTTATCAGAATGCGCGTTTGCATCTTCTAAGCAATTGTACACTACTCCCAACGCCTCAGTAAAAGTTGCGTTCTTTAGTGCCTTATGTAGAATTTTATCTGCATCCATATCCCTAATGTTTAGTAAGGTGCAATTTCAACCAATACCCTTCCATCTTTTGTATCATACGCCATATCCACAACGTAATTTACGTGATTCAGCACATACTCCAAGTCACTTAATGCGCTTGAACTAAGACCTCCTTCAACAAAGAAGAAGTGTTGTCTTGGTGAATTTTGAGGGTCGTAGCCCCATTCAATGTTTAGGCGGTAGTCGTCAGCCCAAGTCATTACGATGTCTTCTACATTCATCTCTCTGTTTTTTTTATTGTGCATCTACTGCCATGAAGCCGATGTCATCGGCGATGTTCTCCAACTCCATACGAATATCTTCCGAACGCTCAAATACGTGGTCTACGTCCCTTTGATAAGGGTGTGAGGTCAATGCACGTTCAGCATCTTTCAATGCCTCTATCGCGTCCATAACTTTTTTCTGAGCCGCTAAGTATTTGTCTGATGCGTCCATCTATCTGATGTTTTAATGTTCACTGCAAAGGTAACTATTCTTTTCAATTACGCAAGTAAGTTATCTCTTTTCATGCTAATTGCTCACAATGTAATGCGTTTACCCATATTCTCCCACATCAGATTTGAACCTTGTAAATCGCTCTGTACTACATAAGCCGATACGTTCATACTTTTTGCTTCTTGGGTCTGTGAAGACACGCTTGGGATGAGTGCTTGTGTCGGCATACGTGCTGTCATACTACCCCCTCCTGACGCTCCTGCTTGATTCATAATTGCTTTGACTTGAGCAAACCCTGAGAGGATTGTTCCTGCAATGGTAGCAATATATCCCGCTAATTGAAATGGGTAAGCAGGAGTTTTTGGAGTGGCTTCTACTGCCGCCGAAATACCCTTAGCCAGTGCTTGCGCCTGATTGATGAGTACCTCGATAATGGCAAGTCGTTTGGCGTTCTTGGAGTTCCTATCCATCAACCCCATAATGCCATCAAACAAATCGCCCATGCCTTGACGGAAGGTATCCATTGACTTCTGGCGGCTATCTAACATGGTTTCGTTCGTTTCCGATTCTATCTCCGCTCTCAGGTCGTCGTAGTATTGTTTGACTTGGACAAGTGATATGCCCAACCTGTTTGCATCAGCAATCGCTTCCTCGCGTTCTATCTCCAACTGAGCCAACCGCAACTCTCGACTCTTCTGCTCGTTGTCCGCGTAGAGTTTGGTCAGTAAGTTGAGTTTGTCGCGCTCGATTTTGGCTTCCTTATCTGCCACCCGTTGCGCATCCGTCAACCTCTTTTCTGCAAACCGCGACCGCACCGATTCCAACTCAATCTGGAGTTGGGTTTCCAATGCGAGGGTGTCCATATTCGCATCCTGCGCCTGTGCAATGAGGTCAGCAAATCGGTCTTTTACTCCTTGGAGTGCCCGCTCTTCGTCGTCCATTGTGACCTCTGCAATGCGCTTGCGAAGGTTAGCCATCGCTTCTATTGCGCGGGCATCCTCCTCTGCCTGACGTTTGGCTTCCGCTTCCTGTGCCGCCGCTTCTTTATCTCGAATCTTTTGGCGTTGCGCTGAGTAGTACCTATAAATGGTTGTCATCTCCTCCTGACTCGCATTGGCTTCTGTTGCCTCCCGAATTTGCGCCCTTTCTTTCTCGTCAATTTTTGCGATTTCTTGGTCGTACTCATCCAATCGTTCAAGACGCATCTCACGCTCCATGTCGTAGAGTGTCTTGTTAAGTTTCATGACCCGTTGACGCTCCTGTTCCGCTGTTTTCTGTTCGAGGGCTTGTTGGGCTAACTCGCGTTGTTGCTCAATAATTTGCTCTGATAGGTCTACACGATTTTGTAGAAATTCTGCGTACTCTGACTCTAATTCAGCAAGGTCTTCTAAATACGCACGTTCATACGTTTCCCTATCACTTTTATATTTAAAATTTTGTGTCTCTAACTTTTCTAACTTCGTTTCCAGTTCTTCACGCTCCTTCAAATACACGATGTATTGCTCTTGGAGTTCATTCATTGCCGCCTCGTTTGCTTGACGTTCGGCTTGTTTTGTGTATTCCTCGTTTAATCGTTCTAAAGCATCAGCCGCCTCAAGGTTGATGTCTCTCAAACCCGAAATAGAACGAGAAAGATATTCCTGTGCCGCAAGACGAGTTTCTAATGCTTGGTTGGTATCTACAAGGATGTCGAAATACGCTTGGTTTTGACCAATGTACCTATCCATCGTTTGCATCGCCGCTTCATTAGCCGCTGTCAATGCCTTAACTGCATCCGTGTTGCCTGTAAAGTAGTCAATGATTTTAGGCAGGTACTCAATGAGTTTTTCTAATCCAATGATAACCGCCGCCAAAATTGGGCCTCCAAAACCTTTCATGACTTTGTTAAAGGCCGTCATACCTTGAGTAGCCCTTGCTACTTCTCGACGCTTACCCTGAAACCTACGGATAGTCATCTGTATATCACGAGGTAGCACCGTACTAAACAAATTAGAGAACTGCCCCCACTTTTTAGTCGTGGATTCTATTCCACCACGTCCTCTTGGGTCTTTTAATTCTGCCGCGTTCCTAACCTTATTCAATTCAGCCGTTGCAACCTCAACGTCTTTCTTGAGTTCGTCAGTTCTTAATCGTGAATTGATTTGAATTTCTTTTGCTTTAGCCATTGAATAAGATTCTTACACGTTTCCAAAAAGGCAGGGACAATCTATACAATCCTCGCGCCCTACGAAAGTGCCGTCCTTGAACTTTTTTGGAACTCATTAGCCGAAGTACAAGAGGCATTGCTTGACCCATAGTGTTAATCGTTTCGCTATCCATTCCAAATTAAATATTCTCCCGTTACACCATTCCATTGAATCAAGTTGGTATCTCCATTCCATTGTCCCTCCACGTCCACTACTACAGGTGGAGTGTACGCTTCAGGAATAACCATACCCACTACGTTGATAGTACCAAACCAGTAAAGGTCTACGTTGGCTACACCTACTCCCTCGATTTGCAATTCTCCAATGCCGTTACCCGTCAAAGTCAGATTCAATGACCTTGCCGTGCCTTCAGTATTGATAACAGAGTTAGAGAGTACCCTATACAATCCACCAGTAGTAGATAGAAGGAATTGTTGGTAGACGCTTGAAGAGTCTCCTATCGTGCCTCCAGTGCCGTCGTATTGATAGGTCGTTGCTTGAACTTCCAACATCACTACCGCATCGTTAGGGACATAGAAAGTGTCTTGCTCAAACGACGTTTGTAAGACTACGTTACTTGCACCCGAAGAAGTGCCAAACACGCCCCACGTAGAACCCGTACCCACAACTCCTGTATTTGGGTCTGATGTTTCTTGGAATCCGTTAGGTGCGATAGGTGGATTTGGGCTACCTGTATTGGTCGTTCCCGTGGTTGGGTCTACGTCGGTAAATCCTGTTCCGTCTTGCGAGTTGTAATCCCACAAGCATACGCCTTGGTCGTCGTCCCAATAGTAGTCAGCCGCGATACAACAAATAGCCGTGGCAGGTGTTATAGTGCCTGTCTCATCGGCAAAGGTAACTTGTCCGTTTGCTTGCCATCCGATAGGATGAAGGTCGCACTGATACGAGGTCGTATCCAAGACCTTCCATAATTTGACCTTACAAGACCTGTTTTCACCTATGACGTAATTGCTAAGTTCGTACAAACGATAGTAAGCGTCTTTAATCCAAATGCGGTCAGCAAAAGTCAAGGACTTTACGTCTTCAGGGTTGAGCCATACTTCACACTCTAAGATTCGGCTATCCTCGCCGTATTGCGATTGGAGATAGGCCGCATACCATGAGATGTATTTGTACCGCCCGCTGATACCTACGAGTGGGTGGTTGCCAAAATCGGGATAGTCATAACCCCACCGCAGGTTGATAGAGTTGTCTGTGGCAGGTGACTCACTCAGGTGAGAGAAGAAAGGAACAGAACTGATTGTCGTACCTCCCGTAATGTAGATAGTCTCTGTGGTTGATTTTAGCCCATGATAGAAAGTCAACATAGGAGGAGAGGTGGTACTACGCACTCTGCCGTCTTTTTTCGACCACAATCTTAGAATAAGAAATTCTTCTGAACCTATCTCCTCATACCAGTTCCATCCCGCAGGTACGGGACTCAAACGGAAAGGAGCAAAGACTCCACCCACATTGGTTTCGTCTACTGCAAAATCATTGGAATTATCGAACCGCTTGCGACCCTTAACCCACCCGAATTTGTCTTGCCACCAGTTATTACGGAAGTCCTTTCCTGCGGCATCCTCAAACGTAATTCGCTTGGGTTGTTCTTCTGTGGTTGGTCGTAAAGTAATTTGCTTATCTAAGTCTACACGATGCGTCCAGTCTCGGACTTGTCCGTAGTTGGTGAAGTAGTCCTGCATAGGCTCTACTACCAAGTGCTTCGCTATCGAGTTGTGGGAAACCATTGTCAGGTTAAACTCGGAAATAATGCCTCGCATAAACTGCTCACACGTCATGTCGGGCATCGCTTGAACCACATCTAAATACGAGTTGTTAGTTACATACGCACCCATTTGTATGTACGTGCCTGTACTCTCGATATACCAAGGTGAGGTGGCATCCGTGTTGTGCTTGGCTTGAAACGCCACACTTTGACCCGAAGACAAAACCAAGTTCCATTGGTATTGCATCACTACTACACTACCTGCTGTAGTAGATACATTCTCGTATCCTGTCGATACAAACGGCGTTGTTCCAACGAGTGCACGTACCGAAGTGTGCAACACTCCCGCCGTAGGTGCGGTAGCCGTGACCCACTGCACTTGAACGATAATTTGATATGTACCTGACGTAGGTGCTACAAAGTTACCTGCCGTCACAAGGTTGTCAGGGTCTGCATAATCACCCGTTTCGATAGTGAAACTAAGGTTCTCATACGTGTTGTTGGTCATTGGAGTGATGTCAGCACCCAAGCCTACTTTAGCACGATACAACGCCCTGAGAGGTAGGTTTTCCTTCTCTGTGCCTAAGACCATGTACAACTTACCAAAGTCGGTAGTGTCAAAGAATGAAGACTCGTAGGTGTAACCTGCCTTGGCAAAGATGTAGTCCCACAACCATTTGACCTTAATTGTAGGTCGGCAATATTGAGGAACGATGGGAGTTGGCGAACCATTGCTACTTGGAGACAATAGTTCAAGACCTGATGCGGTCATAAACTCGTAACCCTCGCTTGGATACTCAGCGTTGTCGGCAATCACGTAAACGATAGTTCCGTTACCCGCGCCTCCTGTAATGTCGTTAGCTACGTTCCATGAGTTACTTACGTTGGTCATGGAAACCAAGTGGTCAAGAATGGTAGTAGTTACTTCGTCGTTGGTGAAGAGGTAACTCCATGTCATCTTACGAATAGCCGTAAAGAAAGAACCTGCATCTCCGATAATAACGCACTCGTATTGACTGCGAAATACGTTCACGGACATGAGTTGCAAAGAACCCTCGAACACCTCGTCTATGTCATCGTAAACGACTACACGTGTGCGAGCCTGATGCGACCACGTATTAGAGGTTGCGTTTACCTCGTAGAAGTGTTTAAAGAACTGATTATTGGTATGCGAGAAAGGCAACACAAAGTTGAGCGAATGCGAAGACTTCCTACGGGTTGGTTTGCCCATATCGGTAGCCGACATAGACCATTCAATCGCCGTGTTTTCACATTCCAGTTCTACGGCATTACCTGTTCCCTGTGGGTATGCTAAGATGCGCTTCATCCAATTGCGGGATATGGGTTTGTGTAATCATACGAGAAGTCATACTCCCACACCTTGTCCGCACGTTGGTTGCGTATCTGAATGCTATCCTCGTTCAGTTGTACTGGTAGCCAATTGTTACCCACTTGAACATACTTAACAGGTGAAGCAAAGAAGTCGGTAATTACATCGTTCATCCATTCGGGCAACCAATTTGTATTGACTCGTCCCGTGCGAATGCGTTTAGTGCGTCCTCCTGAACCAAGACCTTCTTGTGCCGTGTGCGTGTACGAGTTCAATGCCGAAAAAGAGTTGCCTCCATACGTCCGAAAGGTTTTGCGCTCGACGCGCTCCGACTCGGACTCGATGCCGTAGCAGTTAATGAAGTCCCACCCGCCGTAAGTATTCCACCAAGCAAACCTTACGCGGTCGTTACAGGCGGGACGGCGTTTGAAGGTCATCAACGTATTGGTCAGACTCGAACTAAGTTTAATCTTGTAGGTATCCCAGTTGGCATAGTCGTCAGGGTTAACGCTACCTGCGCTTGGTGCGGACGTAGTGTTTACTCGCAGATTCTCAGGATACAAACCTAAGTGAGCAATACCATTGCCTGTAATCTGATTGAATGCTCCTGTAAGTAACCCATACTGATACACTCCATCAGGAATCAGTGTCCCGTCAGCGTCGTAAAATTGAATTGCAAGGTTGATGGACGTGCCTGTTGTACCCTCTCGGAAAAGAGTCATCGTACCCCAATCATTGTCCGTGACTTCTACTACTCGGTGGTTGCTTACGTTGTATCGCGAAAGGAATGGACTAAGCGTACTGGTAATATCAAAGTCGTTTACAAAGAGGTCGCCGTAGTTGTCTCCAAATGCCTGATATGCTCCCGACGTTACTTCGATGCTTGTGGAGGTTGCGAGGTTCAAAGTCTCGGTAGGTACAGAGGTAGTATCTACTGCGTACTCGTAGCCAAACTTGACGTAGACTTGACGCGAACCTACCTCGTCGTTCTCAAAGTTGGCCGTGTTAAACTCTACCTGTGGCTCAACGTAATCGCGTACAATATTGGCAATGTCAAAGACTCCTTTATTTGAGGTGTTGGGTAATGCCTTGAGTTTGGACACGCTCGTTCCGTCGATGTACACTTGAGCGATATATCGAAATTTCTCTTGAGTGTAGTTAGCATCGCTGACGATGTAAACCAATTCCGCACCACTTCCGTATGCGTTATATCCTGTGGGTTGAAAGTCGATTGTCATGGTAAAATCATTACAAGTTCAATGGGTATTTTGTCACCTATTGCACTATCTATGTCTTCATACATCGCGTCCTCAAATTGAAGTTCGTAACGCTTCCAAAGATTGTACATAGGGTCGGTAAAAAAGTAGGTCGTTTCCAAGCCGTGCAAATAGACGGCTCTTGCTATTCTTCGCACCAATTCTTTACGCGGTATGAATTTACCTTTTTCATCCCTTGCTTCAGGTATGGGTTTTACAACTACCCACTTATCAATCGAAGGTACAAGCCTTCCTTTTGGGCCAGTACCCGAACCAAACTTGAATGGAGACTCAGGTGCTTTGTAATTGGTTAATGCTCCTTGGACTCCGTAGTCTACATATTGCCAGTATGGAAGTCCGTCGGGATACCATTCTATGAGGTAGTCTTGTTGTTTTACACCTACCTGCAAAGACTTGGAAAGATTACCTGTTGCGTTCTTGCCTAACCGCTTTAGGTTGGCTTGCGCGGCTCTTACGACTGCCCTTCGGTAGTTCTTAAAAATACGCTCGGCTTGGTCTAAGCGTACCTTACTCCATACGCCGTCTACCTCATATTCAACTTTCCATCCTGCCATTAGATAGAAGTAGGAGTGTAACCATCAAAAGGTGCGTCGCACAAATTGATACCCATAGGAACGCGAATCGTTACTTGCGCACCCCATCCTGCCAAGAGGTTTGAGAAACGCCCTGTAAACGGCTGAGAATTGACGGGAAGGTCAATGACAAATCTCTCGTCCACTGGTAATGCGTTTGCCTCCAAATGAAGCAAGGCAATTACATCTTGAAGAATCAGATGCGTCTCGTTGTAAACATCGTTGAGGGTTGGCGTTTGCTTCTCCATGAGCAAAGACGCGACTACTACCTCGTACTCTAATTCCACCTCGTTTTGACCTATCAACGATGACGTAACCTGAGCATACAAAAGTGGATACTTGTCGATTGTGACTTTCTCCAAATCTACCTCATCCACGGAGTTGTCGTATCTACCCCGAAGTTGCTTGTGATAGGTTACGATGTTATCAAACACCGCATCTATGTTAGTGATTGTGACCATTTATCTTCACGTTGTTAGACATTCGAAGGTCGCGCTCATACGTTAGGAATGCAAATGCCTCTTCTACTTTAGTTAGAGTCACTGCGTCTATCTTCAGGTAGTCACCTCCTGCGAGTGCGTAGATTGTGTTATACCATCCCCACTTATTGTTTATTGCGTCAGTTTCGCCTTCATCCGCATTCCCGAATAAGGGGCTGAACCTGTGGCTAACATCTCTCCGATACGCCAAAAAAAAACCACCGCACCAAGGGCTACGTTCATAGTCATGTTCTTCATAATCTCGGCGTGCTTTGGCTTTGGGTTGTATGGCTCGATGTCATAGTATTCTTTCCATCGCTCCGTGACGGGTCGGTAGATAATCGCCATAACCTTTTCTAAGTTGTCGAACGTCTTGCCGTCCTGCACCAACTTGTCAAGGTCAGCAAACTCACCCACAGAGATGTCTGTTAGGTCGGGTATGATTCCATACTCTACACCATCAATGATTGTGGTTGGAATAAGCGGCCATTTCTCAACAGGATTCATAGCCCAATCCAAATCCTTACGCACCTCCTCGAATGCCTTTTGAGACATACCCTTGATGACCCACTCCTCAACATCGCATAAGCAAGCGACCGCCGCACAGACTTTGTTGATGTCTGATGTTTCGGCTTCTATCGCCTTCTGTAATTGTCGGTACTTGACAATCGTTATGTCGTGCATCCCTTCAGGGATATTCAAGGTGACTTTCATCGGATGTAGTATTTACCTGTCTTCTTCAGGAGTTTGGCAAGGCAAACATAACGCACCGCGTCTATTCCGTGGTTGAATGCGTCGATTGGTTTTGGAAGCATCTTATCGTTTTTATCCTTCATCCACTTGTAGTTGCGAAACTCCTTCTGAAGGTCGAGGGAATCCTCGTGGACATACAACTTCTTTCGGCGCATAAGGTCGATGCCTATGCGTATGCTATCCTGACCTTTGTTGGCAGGTTTAATATTGAAGTGTAGTCGGTGTATCTCCTCGATAGATTTGGGTTCGGCTGAGTCCGCTATGATTTCGTCGTACCTATCTATTCCTATCTCCGTCAATTGACCTGCGATTTCATCGTTAGTGAGTGAGGTAAGGTATATCTTCTGTTCCATATACAGGGAGTCTTCATGTTCCCATACCGCCACCACCGCAGTAGGGTCTACCGCATACCCGAAGTCAAGACCATAAGCAAGAAACTTTGCTCCCTGTGGTAGGTCTTTGTACGTGTCGTGCTTGAAGATGACCTCCCGCGATTGACCACGCTCTCCCAAGCCATACACCCTCCAGTAGTCCTCGTCTATCTCCTTGAGTTTTTCAATCTCCTTGATTACTTCGGGTTCGAGGTATGGGTTGTCCTTGTATGTAGAATGGAAGTAGGAACAATCGTCACGGGTCAATACCCTATCGTAAATCCAGTGGAACTCGTCCGAAGGGTTGTAATCGAGGATAACGCGAAAGGTTGTCCGCATTACGAGTTGTTGGTAGTCATCCCAACTCAGTTCGTTAGCCTCGTTCATGAAGCATATCTGACGCTTACGTCCTCGAATCTTGTGCCCTTGGTCTACCGCAAGGAACTCCCATGTAGTACCCCATAGGTTGTACATGGATTCGGTCTTGTTGTGGTCTTTCTCGGAGTAGTAGCCTTCTCTTTGGAGTATCTCGATAAAGTCACGCATAACCGACCCACGCAGGGACGGCAAGGTCTTTCTTACCACACTGATTACCCAACCCGAATTGGGATTGAGTGCGCACCATTCGATGAGCAGGGTAACGATAGAGTATGTTTTTCCCGAACGGCTTCCACCTTGAAAGACGGCTAACCTGCTGTTGCAGTTCTTCAGGTCGTAGTACGTCTTGGGTTGCTTCATATCGGCTAAAAGTGTAGCGTGTCCATAGAAAAACGATGGTGGTCTCTTTAATCATTAGTACATGGTTGATACTCTCTCGGTAATTCCATAGTCTAATAAAACAACATTACCCTTATACACTCCCCAGTTCTTCGGGTTATAGAGGTCGCAGTTGCTTATGTTCAACTCCCATATTTCTCGCTTCAATATTTCAGCGTATTTCGTCTTAAAGTCTTTCAAGGGATATGCTCTCCGTTGAATCACTAACCCTTTCCAACCCCAAACCATAGGAACTAATTTTCCTTGGTTAGGGTACTTCTTCCATAGATACGCCTCATTGATTCCTTGAAGCCATCCTCGCTTGTCCAACGGAATCTTTATCGCGTAGTGACCAATGACTATCACTAAACGAGTAGACACTTTAATCATTCAGGAAGACGTTAGCAGACTTGTCCCCTTCGCGCTCAATGACCTCATCGAACCACGATGGAGGATGAGGTGCGCCTACTATCGTTACCTCGCTTTCTGTCTGTTTGGGTAAGAAGTAAGGTAGGAACGCGGCTAATGCCTTGAGGTAGTCTCGCGATGACTCACGACGTAAGCAATCGAGTTGCTCCTGCACGTGTTCCAGTTCACCCTCCATGATGTGTAAGAACATCTCACGAGCCGCCGCCGTAATCTTGTTGTTTGCTCCCTTTGGTCTTCCGTTAGGGTTTCCCGATTGTCCTTTCTCGAATGGCATTGTGAATCGTTGTTGTAAGGTTTCTATTTACCCTGACCCTTGTATGGTTTCTTGTAGTTCGTCGCGTTCTTACTTCGACTCATTTTGGTCTTAGCATGGACGTTTGGTCGGCGAACCTTTGGTTTACGCAAATATGTAACGGCTATCTGTTTTGCCATTGTATTTCCTTGTTGTTTACAAACTTACTGATTCTAAGGTAAGCAAAGCAAGCAGTTCTAAACGCTCGGCTTCATGAATACATCTCCATGCTTCGCCCTCTGTTATGCCAGTGACCTTCAGGTGTTCCTTCGTTGTCTTCCCGTGGTTGACTGAGGTGTGGTCTAAGACATACGTCTCTACCTTTCCTTCCATTACGAACTCTCTTAGCGATTGAGCAAGTTCCATGAGTTCCTTGTTCTTGCGTGCCGCTACCCTTACCACGTCCTTGTCGTACCCAATGGAGTTACGTCCTTTCATTGGTCTCGATAGAATGCTTCAGCGTACAAAATGATTCCAACGATGGATAACAGAAAGACTATCGCTTCTGCATTCATCAGATAAGGAACATTTGACCACTTTCATCGACACCTATTGCTTTGTCCGCTACGTTGAAGGCTTGGACACCTTCAGGTAAATCCAAATCCTCTTGGAATTGTTCTTTGAACCATCCGTTCTCCTCGCCTTGCTTCTTCCACTTCTCGTATCTCACTCGTTCCCGCATCTTGGATACGTACTCGTACTTGTTGGGTTCGGTCGGTTCATAATACCCTGAGTTATTTTGGAAGATTAGTCCTGCATCGTTTAGGGTAGACAACGCACTTGTGAGTGATTGGTGTGGCATCCTTGGGAGTGCCCTACGCAATGTATCCAAGTTCACCTTTTCGCGCATTTTGACCTCGCGATATACAAGATGTCGGTTCGTGTCTAATGCTCCTGAGTTCACCTGTTGGATGAACGATTCAATGCTCTTCTTAGTCATCGAGTTTTGTTTTATAGTGTGCTATGATTCTTTCTGTTTCCTGCTTGTACCACTCTTTGAACTCCAAGTTACTCCCTGCTTGTTGCCAAACCTTGAAGAGTACATTCCTAAGACGTTGGCTTTGCGTCTTCGGCTTGTCGTAGAGTTCCGTGTCCAAAGCATCCAAGTCACTCACCTCTTCAGGCGTAATAGACTCTTCTGCTTTAAAGTAAAGATAACCAAATTGTTCGCATAATGAGTCAATTTGGGCAATTTCATCGGACGTTTTTTCACCCGTCACAAATCGCAAACTCACGCTTCTATCCTTTCGGCGTGAGTAACCATCGACTACCGCACTTGTCAGGATACGCATAATTGATACACGTCTTCCAATGCTCGCATACGACGCACTACACAAGGTGAACACCGACTGAACTTAGCACGTGCCTTAAAGACCTCGTTGTATAGTCCGTTGATGATGTTCTGCTCAGTAGCCGTCACCACGTTATCTTCAAACCTGTGACGTACTCCCTCCCATACTTTCTTCTGCTCCTCGGTCAGTGGTTCGTAGAATCGGAACATACGATTCAACTTGTCTTTTCGTGCATCGCATCCGCAGTCGTCAGTAAGTCCTTTGACCAAGGATTTAATACCCGTGGCTTCCGTTACCTTTTCTACTACGTCACCAAGACCCACTGCCTTTTTCGAGGTTGTTTTTCGCGGCTTCTTTGTAGTAGTTGATGAGTTCTTTGTACTCGGCTTCGCTGATTCGACCTGTTCGTTCAGATTCGATTCTGAGGTTTTCTGCTGTTCCTTCTCCATAGCGTTTGTCTAAATTGATTCCGAATTGATATTGCTCTCCCTGTGACCACAAGTTACATCTTGGGCATTGAACTTGCACGTTTACAGGGTTAAAGCGAGTATTGAGTTTTGACCTTGATTGGAAGTGACCCGCGTGCATTTGCTTCCAAGGCTTCTTGACCAAGCAAGTAAAGCAAGTGGCTTGCCCATTTTCGTCAAGGTCACGGGTACGGATGAAGATGCTAAACACCTTATCCAAGTCTTTTTTAAGTTTTGCTACACTCATGATGTGAAGGTAGGGAGGACGCTAAGAGCCAACACGTCCTCCCCTGTTCAAACACACACAACAAAACGAGCGTAAGTTAATCATTTATCCCAACCCATCCTATTTCGCAGTTGAGTTCCTATCCCTTGTCCTTTGGGTTCTTCATCAGGACAATTATCGAGGAGTGCCGCGAGGTTAAGTGGTTCGAGCCTCCTATCTGATTTCTTTTGGTATTCCATCTTCTGTTGATGCGCATTGCGCTCCATAATTTCGGCGCGAGTATCACCTTCGTATTGACGGATGCATTCTAAAATCTCGGCAGTCTTCAAGCGTTCGTAGAGTTTGCCAAACTTACCCATTCGGATGTCGTTGAAAATGATAACCAGTTCTTCCATCTTCAGCGTAGGATGCTCTTCTAAAATCGCTCGGCAAGTGAACGCAAGTGACTCGTCAGTGTCAATGGTCTTTTTAGCATCCACGTCCTTAATCAACTTGCCTACCTCAACCATGAGCCACATACGTACCTCCTGATGTTTAGTAGCCGCCTTGAGGTTCGTGCCACGATTCCACGCTTCAGACGGCGTGAAGGATATTCGCTCACCCTTGAGTAATGAATTCGCTGAGTCCGTCAGCGGTAAAAGACCTTTTTCCATTGTTGTGATTTTTGAGCGGAAAGAACCCTTTCCATCCGTTAGCGATTGATTCGTTGATTATTTCGATAGCGGTCATCTCATCGCCGCCTGTCAATTTAAGCAGTTTCGTCAAAGATGCTCGAAGAGAGGTAGGACTGGTTTTCAACTTGGCTTCGCGGCGATACTTCAACCACTCTTTCCAAGCCACTTCAAACCGCTCAGATTGCCACGGCAACTCAACCTCATCTCCCTTGTTTTTAACTTGGTAATCTATATTGGTATTCTCTATGGTATTCTCTGTTAATCGTTTTGATGAGGCAGAGTCATCATTTTGATTAGTCTGCTTAATCGTTTTGATTACCCTGCCTAATCGTTTTGATGAGGCAGGTTCGTCAAATTGATTAGGGTCAATGGTCAATATTCGCACCCTACCATTGAACTCGGAAGACTGAATTAAACCCATTGATTGAAGTTCTTTGACTGCTCTTGTGACTGATGCCGTACCCACGTTCAACTCCATAGCTATCGTTTGATTGGTCTTATAGTATCGACCTTTGTTCATGGAGATTGAGTAGATGTCAGCCCAAATCAACTTTTGCAATGAACTAAGATTAGGATGAAGGAATACGGGAGCAGGAATCCAAACTCCCTTAAACTCCTTCATGAGAATATGTCAACGATTTCTTCGATGGAATCTCCTGACTTCTTCAACACGTCAAGGTGCTGAAGGAGTCGAGTAGGTTTATCCCGCAACCATCGCGATACGCTCGGTACGCTCACGCCTATCTCGTCGCTTAGTCTTGACATATTACGAAAATGCTTGCGCACCCAATTAACACGGATTGCATACTTAGATTCTACTACCAACTTTTTGTATCTCTTCGCGTCAATAGAAGAGAGTGGGACACCACGCATATCGCACATAACCAAATGCATTCCATCTACGTCTGACTCAGGATGTTTATCGTCATTAATCCAAATCCATACAGATTCCTTTTCAGCCAATTTTCCGTACAAGGGTTTCATTTGAACTAATCCTACGGCAAGTACCTCATGCCCACTTTCCATGATAGGCTTAGAGTCCAGTGTTTTGAAGAGTGTTGTGTTCATGATGTTTAGAATGGTAAGTTGTTATCTACTACTTCGGTAGTGGTTGTGATAACCACAGGCTCAGGTGAAGATGCGTTGGTTTTGGGTAATCCGTACTTCTCCAATCGGTCTACCACGGAGTTACGAAGATGAATCAAAGTGATGGCATCTACCTTGAGTTGCTCTAACGAACGTGAGTCATTCAAGTTTATTTCGCGCTTGGAGTAAACCTGAGCAATTGCCCAACACGCATCTATGCGGTGTTGCTTCGATTCGTCAAATGCCCCTCTCGCTTGATTTGAGGCGGTGTAGTTCGACGATTGACCCTCTTGACTATACTGAGGCTTGCTAAAGGAGAAACGAGTGCCGTATTGCGTTGCATTTCGAGTCACTACTACTTCGTCTCCTACCTTCCACTTGTTTTGAGTTTTGGCACTTACCTCTCCCGTAGTGCCGTCATCGAGAGTTACCTCTTGTTTGTACATCAGGCCGTGCTTGCCTGTGAACGTGCCGTTCTCTTGTACGGCGGTTACTTTGTTTGTCATCACTTAATGATTTTGAAGTTTGAGTAGAAAGGAACGATTCGGATTGCGTCAGGCCAGTTATCAGGTAGTTCGTCGCGCAGGATGCGTTCAAACTTCTCGTACTGATTCAAAGGCAAATCTCCCATGAATTGGTGAGTTCTGAGTTCTTTGACCAATCGCTCAATATCGTTGGAGTACATATTGTTGTGACGTGGAGCGAAATACTTCTCTTTGATTTCGTCCTTGAGTTTTGACCACAACGTAGTAAACTCTCCAGTACATTTAAGGTCTTCGGTTTCTATGCTTACGTTGTTTACCTTTTGACCTGTGTAGTGTTCCCACAGAATTTCAGGTGTTGCGTGATATTGTATCTCGCGTCCTACATAGTGATAGTCTATACCACTTAGTAGAATCTTGAAGTTGTGCTTGAAGGACTCTCCTTCGATGTTGGCAACCATAGTGCCTGAGTAAATGAAGTCGTAGTACATTGTGTTGTGTGTGTTTGTTTAACACTGCAAACATAATCACGTTTTGCATTCACGCAACACTTAGGTCTGTTAAAGTTATTAACAACCCGATACTGAAAGAGGGGCTTGCGCCCCTCCATCACTCAACCTCAAGAATCCTCACTCACACTCCCAAACCTTCCATTCAACCCTCTCAGGTAATTTTCTTCGTGCTATTTCCAACCACCACCCTCCAAGGGTTGGCGTATTGAAGTTCTTCTCTACCGCCCAACCTGCAAACCTGTCTCCAAGTTTCTTATAACTGCCTGTACGGATATGGTGTATGCGTTGTTGGTAGCAAGTTCCTTTCTCGTTGATTCGGTCTACTACGACTGGTACGTGCCACTTCTGATGCGTATGACCTCTTACTATGACGTTCGCATCTGGGAACTGCATTTGGTCAATGTCTACACCTAATACGCCTTTACTACGTGGCGCGTTGCCTCCGTACCCGTGGTGGAAATGTACCTTGCTTTGTCCTGCCGCTTTACCACTTCGCATCAGATTGAAGATAAGCCAACCTGAGTAGCCACCTATCATTACGTTTCCTCCGTTGTAGTTGTGGATAGCCGCAAGGCGGTCTAATGGAGATGTGTGCAACCGCTTCTCAATACTGGTTTCATGGTTGCCTCGTCCAATGAACACTATCTCCTCTTTGTACTGAGCAAGATAACGGGCTGAATCCTCGATTACGTCGTCTAAGTACGTTATACTCTTGTACTCAGGTCGGAGGTCGGAGTAGTTCCCGCGTGGGTCGTACTTGCCTTGCATCAAATCGAACCAATCGCCAAAGACGAATATCTTGGCTTTGTCCTTTTTGGCTTGGTCGAAATGCCTCGTCAACATTTCTCGGTCGCACTTCATAGAATCGAAGTGAACGTCAGAAACGAACAAGAACTTGTCGTGGCTTTCGCACTCGACCCGAAAGGTAGTCCGATTGATGAATTTAATCACTTACTCGCTTTACGACTTTTACCCATAATGACCGCATTTAAAATACGTCCAAGGATGTTGACCACCTTGTCGTCTTTCTTCGTCTCGGTCAGTGCAGTTAGTGTACCTGCGGCGGTGATAAGTGCCAGTGCAATCTCTGACCAATTGAGTTTGATAAATTCCATTACTTCTGATTTAAGAATCCGTATTTAGTTTGAACGTCAAACGAAGGACACGCTTTATCGCTATACTCGTTGTGACCATGTACGGATAGGTTTCCAAACACTACCCGCAAGGAACGAACTAATTCCAACCATGTCAATTCCTGCATAGAAGTCATTGTGTCTATCGGTTCTCCGTTCTTCAGACCTCCAATATAACAAACTCCTATGGTACTTGAGTTATGGTATCGCGTATGACTTCCACATACGTCCAAATCTCTTCCCTGCCGCAACTTGCCGTCTAACTCAATAACAAAATGATACCCGACATCTATCCATCCGTTGCCGTCCATGTGCCATCGCTTGATGTCTTCCAAATAGTATTTCTTGCCTTCTTCCGTGGCTGAACAATGGAGGATGATTCGGTCGAGGTTTCTCATTCTATCCCTTTTTTAGCTAACATTAGTTCAATGCGTTGTATGCCCTTGACGAGTTGTTCAAGGGTATCCTGAATGCGTCCCTCGCTCTGTTCTAATACGTGTACTCGCGAACGCAATTTAACTAACTCGTTTTGCAACTTAACCCAAGCCGTTAACAATCCACCCGCAAAGGTGATGCCTTGACCCAATATGATTTCTACTATATACTCATTCATGATGCTCTCACCACTAAAACAATTCCAGTTTTTCCATCCTCTACTTGACAAGTAATACTTACGTTTCCTGTTGATGTAGAGGCTTGAGACAACGTGTTCTTAGAACCCCAACCCGCAGAATAGGTTCCGCCTTCACCCTCAGGAGGTACATCTGCTTCATCCTGTAACGTCCATCCACTTGTAGTTATACTAAAAGGTTCACCATCACCTCCATCAAAACCCCAACACGCAAGAATATAACCACCACCATAAGTTGGTGTTGTTCCTGTTAGAGTAAATGATGTGCCACTATTGCTTGAAGTAATCTGATAACTATCAATAGGCGAAGTAGTATTTGCTCCAGAGAAAGCCATAGCCCATGCCCCACATTGAATGACTGTCGTAAAGCTACTTGTAAATATTACAGAACCTGCTGATATATCGGATGCCGTAAGTGTCTTAGTGAATATGCTTACCTCAACATCATATAAAGAACTCACGCTACCTACTTGCTTAGTCCAACCAGTAGGCGTGTTAAACATTACGGATGTGGTCACGTTGTCTCCACCAATAAAAACAACACATACGTGTCCTGCGCTTGCCTGAGACGGCAAACTAACCGAGGTTGGAGTAGTGCTTGAGTGTGAGGCGTTAGTAGATAATTGGTAGCCCTCAAGGGCAATACCCGCACTCGTAGTAGGCGTAATAGCGGAGTTTACGGCGTGGAAGAAATTCATTAGACTTTGCGCTCTCCAGTTAATACATAAACTTCACCTGAATCGTCAACCTTCTTTAGACCGATGATAGCGTACTGCTCGGCAGTTACGTTTGTAAACGCTGAGGTATTGCGCAAGGTAACTCCAGTACCTGCCGTAATGGTTACTGCACCTGCGCCACCCTGATAAAACAAGAACTCAGAAAACCTTGTCAAACCAGTAGGGATAGTAACTGAGATTCCTGACGCACTGGTGCAATCCATAAACGTCTGCTCATCAGTTGTAGCAAGCGTAAAACTGGTTGTCTTGACATTTACAGGGTAATTTGCTCTAATCTTATTTGTGCTTAGATACGACGATACCCTTGCGTCCGTATAATAAAGGTTTGTTACACCTTCGGATATATCGTCCGTGTCTAAAACTACTACACCAGTTTGTCCGTTAACCGAATCTACTGCACCGCTACCCGAAATAGTAGCCCACTCCGTTCCCGTTGCCGTGGCATTGGTTACAAGTGCTTGACCTGCCGTCCCATAACCCGCAGGAGTATCTCCTAAATCGGTTAAGTCCTGAACAAGAGTTGGCTTGTTGAGAATAGCCGCATCTCCCGTAGTCGCATTCCAGTCAGCGTTGACGTTTACTTCTGCACCTACCGCAATACCTGATAGTTTCGTCTTCTCTGTGTCCGTGTATGCGTTCGTGTCCGCGTTCGATTCGTACAACGTCTTGACCTCGGCGGCGGTCGGGTTTACTTCTGCGCCCGTTTCAATGCCGCTCAACTTAGTGCGTTCCGCCGTAGTGATAATAGCCCCACTTCCCGCACTTGTTACGTCGTTATGTATTGTTACGCTCGTACCTGCCATTTGAGCCAATACACGAGCCGCAGTGTAATACAAGTTAGTTGCGCCTTCACTCAGGTCATCGGTATCTGAAGCCGCAAGTGCAGTATCAAAACGTGCTTGCGTCCAGTACAAGTTGGTAGAACCTTCGGGAGTCTCGTCCGTATCGAAAAGATGCGTTATGCGAATCTGAAGCGTCCCTTGAGTAGCGTGTGCATACCTAACCGCCGCTACTTGTACCGCATGGTTAGGTGGACTTGGTTGGGTAGTCGTAAATGCTCCCGCCGTGCTTGCGCTTGAAAACAGAATATCTCCGTCAGTAAAGGCACTCGTGTTTAAATCCGTCAGGACACCTTCTGCAATCGCATAACCAAAATCTCCGATAGCTAACGTAGACTCAGCAACACCCATGACGTAGGTAGGGTCAAATCCTACGCTACCTTGGTCGCACAATTCCATAAGAATGTGTGAACCCTGCGCACCTGCGAACATGACCAACTGACCCTTTGTAATGGCCTCGTTTGCTTTAGCGTATATTTTGAACTGCTGAACTTCTACGCTTCCCGTATCTCCGTTTACACTTTGTACAGGTGCAAGGGTCATGAGGTTGGCAATGGTCAGTTTTTTAGAGTTGCCCGCCGCATCCGTTCCCGTGTCGCTAACATCAACTGCGTGGACTAAATCAGTCGTTGCGGGAGTAGTTAGTTCTGTCCTATCGGTTAGTTTTTCGTATGCCATCAGAGATACTTCTTAAATCCGTATGCGGCTAAAATTACCTTGTCCAACTTGGATGGATTGGTAGGGTCTAAGTTAAGGGTACTGCCGTAATTATTGGTCGTAGGATATAAGTCCGCACCCGTGTTTTGATTGTACTCAGGGAACGCTGACGTGTCGTTGAGAATGTATTGAATACCGCGCTCCCGATAAAACTCGCCCATGTTTGTTGCGAGGTCTACCATAGGTTTAATGTCCCGCCATTCAGCACCTGAACCCGATTCCGTTTGAGTTACTGACACGGCGTTGTTACTGAACCTAACTCTCAAGGATGGAGCGAACATAGCAAACGTAAATTGAACCAAGGCAGGTACGATGTAGTTGTCCATCAAAATTCTATACTCACCAGTCAAGGTATCTGCTTGTATATCGGCTTTAAGTTTGTCATCAAGCCGTGTACCTAACATTGGTAGAATCTCTTTGTCTTGCGCCAACCGAATGTAGTTGGTTAGTAGATGCTCATCTACGGCACTACCTAAAGGAGTGTCTCGCTTGATTTTCGCAGGATTTGTATATAGTATCATCGTCCGTCGTTATTGTTTTCTTTTCCGTCAATTGGGCGGTATGCTTCGACTCCCTTTTGTGGAACGTATGGGTTGTTACCTACTCGACGCATGGTTTCATCCCACTCCGAAGATAAAACTTCTTCTAAACCTTCGGTAGACTCAATTCCATTTGGCGCGTAGACGAAAATAGCCCTCCACCATGAATGGTAACAATTGATTCCACCTTTAAATTCAAAGATGTCATAGGACGATTCACCCGCCGCCGCGAATTGTCCGTTAATGCCGTCTGCACTCATGTCGGAAATATCCTCGTAGCGGAACAAATATCCGTCTTTCGATAGACCTACCATCTCTTGACAAAAATCACGGGATATACCCGTCTTAGATTCAGTGGTAGAATCGTTGGTTGAATACCGATACCGAAGTGCAAAGTGGTAGCCCTTGGGACTAATCACATCGCCCCATTCGCTATACTCTGTGTGGTTGTCGTAGTCCTCCAATCCAAAATGCATACGCTCGTGGATGCGGTGGTCTACTGAAGTGTCATCAACCCGTTCTTCACGCCACAACACGAACCCGTTCGACGGAGGTGAGTTTTTGTCCTTCAGGTGGTTCAGCCACACATTGCCCTGACCTTCGGTGATTCTTGCCGAAAAGAGTTTTTTTTTTGCTCCTCTTCTGATGGGTCAAGAAAACGCGCGGGAACAAGCATCTTAAACTTAAAGTCTAACGTGATGTTAGACGCGCTAAAGATGGGTCGTATGCCCTTAATAAGTGCGTCTTGGAAGGGTTTGACTGCAATGTTGAGATAGAGGTCGTATGCGTCCCGCATCTCTTCGGCATTAGAACCAAATCCTCCACCCTCAGAACGCAAACCAAACAAGAGAGGAGAGGTTACGCGATGACCACTTAAAATGCGTTGCATGACCTGTTCGCTCAGGTAGTCATACATCTTATGTGGGTCGTTCAAATTGAATGGTTCAACCGAAGGAGCGTCGTCCTTGGTATCGTTCCAATTGATAAGAATCTTACCCGCATTAGATGCTCCCGAAAACTTGTCGTAGATAGCGCGTTCCATTTGGTCGCGCTCATCTTCGGTGGGTATGCCGTTGTTGAACGTGAGCATCATAGACGGAAACAATCCGTTCTTAATGTTGTTTAGGTGGAACTCTGAGATGTCTCGGTCGAGTTCAATGTAGTTGGTAGAACCGATATAGTCGGGAACTGCGTAATAGTAGTTCATGGGACTATACGTCCTAATGTGCAGAATCTGAGAAGCCGCAGTGCGGTCATCGGTACTAAACGCGGGAATGGGTTGCGTAGGTTGTCCGCTTGCTTTAGTCCAGTCGTCGTGAAGGTAATAGATATTTGGGTCGTCCTCGCTATCGGAAATACCTGCTCGAACGCTTGCCGCAGGGATGTGATGAATTTCGGCAGGTTTTGACCTGTCATTGCTCCAAATTACGTTGAGATAGCACTGACCATACAACTTCAAGTCGAATGCCGCACGGCGTAAACACGTGCCGTCACCAATTAGTTTTACTACCTGAAGCCATTGGTCAACATATTCATCTTTGCTATCACTCGTCAAGCCATCACCATAAATCATGTCGGAAGTACCCTTCACTATCGCGTTGTGTACGCTTGAACTTGCATACAAATCTTGCAAGTAATATGGGTACATATCTCCGTCTCCGTATTGCACCCAATACTGCCCCATCTTTTCTTCAAAGTTTGGAGTAGCGTGTGCTAAATAGGAGAGTACGGAAAGATTATGTTTATTCATAATATTGATATTCGGAGTAATCTAACGGGTCATCCTCAGAGTCCGCAATGTATGCCACGTGAGCCACAATGCGTTCGTCGCCGTCCATAAGTTCCAAAATGTATTGACCTGACGTTGCACTCACTGCCCACGTTAATTCGGCATACCTATCATTTTGGTATTCGATAACGAGGTCAGCGGTATGTTCCGTCATTGTAGCCAAGTCAGTATAGCGCATGGTGCAGGTACTGAGATACTTCCCTGTATATAGCGCAAAGGTATTGCTTTGATTGTTGACTAAGTAGAACATGACCCAAAGTAAAGAAAAAGGGATAGCTAATGCTATCCCCTTTCCCATCTTTCCAACTCAAATCTTATGCAAGAGTTGCTCCCGTCAAACTATCGAGAGGATAGTTCGGTGCGGTTGTAGTTCCTGAACTTGCGGCCACATAGTACACGAGAGTATCGTATTCTTTAGCCATAATTTCAAGAGTCATCTCAGTAGCATCTCCAAAACGCTGACCTACATTAGCACCTCCTCCAGTGACATCGCACCCGTTACGCGCACCCATCAAAAGCAGTTTGCCCGTGTTGAGTTCGACAATAATTGGTGGTTTGCCTTTGGCAAGAAGTTCCAATTGCCCTTGGTCAATCGGGTCGAGATGCGCTATGCTCAACGTCAAAGACTGCTCGTAGAAAATAGTGCCTGCTTCAGGGTTTGCCTGAATACGTGCTTCAAAGGTACACTTCTCGGGATGGAAGTCCCACTGATAGAAGGTTACGGCAGGGATAGTAGATACAAAACCCGCAGTTAGTGCGAAGGTTGAGTCTTCTACCAAATCCGTATCCGATGCGCCAATGAATACACGCTTTACACCACCTACTGCTTCTTTGCAGTTGACATCAATTGCGGCGGTTACGTTACACGGCATGATTAAACGAGATTGTATCCAACAACTACGTCAGGAGCAATACCCGCGATGGTGTTCAAAGCCATACGCATTACTACACGCACGTTGTCTGAACCATCGTATTGATAGACTGGAATAAACTCAACTTGCGTCAAGTCCGTACCTGCGTTAGTACCTACAATCAGGTTTTCCGCTTGACCCAAAACGATTGTATCGTCGAACATACCAGGACAACGATGAACAGGAACACCCAAGTAGGTTACTCCGTCAAAGTTTTGGTTGGTCGCTTGGTTAACATAACCTTGACCACCTGTTGTTGCCAATTGGTACAAGTAGAACGAGTACGTCTTAGGAGAAACAAAGAACGCCAAATCCGACTTAGCCAAAATAGCAGGTTTAGTCGTTGCCGCTTTGTTATATACTGCATTGAACGCCGCAAACGCTTGTGTTCCACTCGGTACTTCAGTAGAAGTAAACTCGTGAGTTGTAGCAGATGCCAACGCACCTGAAGCAAATCCAGTCGAATCAAGAACACCATCGTTAGACAAGAAACCAGTAACTCCCAAAGTGCTATCACCTTTCCAAATGATAGTCTCTACTTGTTCCGCAGTTTTAGCCGCTACCAATTCGAGAACATGGTTCACGAACTCCTGACGCATCATGTTAGAACCTACACGTGAACCTGACTGACCCTGCCATGTTGGATAGATGTCTTTACGACAAATTTCCTCGTTAACCTGCAAATCAACCAAGGTCAGAGTCTTGTCTGCCAACGACAAATCGTTGCCATTAGTAAACGCACAACTTGCCGCTACCAATGGGTTGCTCATGGTAGAGGTAGTAATGTTCGTCTTGTACTGGATGCCGTCAATTTTGCGTACCCAGTTGTTCGCCAAAGTATCACCCGCACTCAAGGCCGCAGTGATAATTGGGTCTTTCAAATCACCTACATAGGTGTTTGGGCTATACGTTGTCAACTCGCGACGATTCGCCCGATAAGGATTGTAACTCATTTTACTTCATAAAAGATTTTACGCGGTCAAGTACGTTGCCCTGAGTAGGCATTGCCTTGACCTCCGTGTTAAACTCTCCACGTGTCCGCTCAGGACGCGCGGCAGGTTGTGCGCCAAACTCCTTGAGTTGACGCTTCAACTCCATAATCTCACGACGTTGACGGCGCAACATCATTTGAGTGCGGTTGTCAGTAGTGCCGAAGTCACGACGACCACGTACCTCACCCCGTACAGGGCGACGACCGCTAAATTCACTCCGTTGTCCACGTGCTGGACGACGACTCATGTTCGCCCGACGACGTGCCATTGCCCGACGACGACGTGCGCGAGCCATTTGTGTTTCTTGGGCATCACCTTCTTGTGCGCCTCCTGCGTTTACCAAATCCATTGCCATTTGATGTACTGCTTCTGCTTGGTCTGCCGATAACCCCATCTCGGTCAGAATATTAACGAATTGTTCGTGGGAATCAGGGGTAGATTCCTCCTCAACTACCTCTTCGGTAGTGGTCTCCTCGGTTTGGTCTTTGACCTCTTCCTCGAATTTCCGTGCGCGACGTGCGCGGTATTTATTTTGGTTATACATATCTCTTTTTGATTACTCCCAATAAACTGACATCCTCGCCGTATTGCCGCGAACATTTACAATCACCTGCTCCGCAATTGGATGTAAGTAAAACTCCATCTCTTCTGCAATAAACCCTAATTCATTAATGTCGTCGCGTGAGAGGTTGTCCCAATAAAACTCAACGCCACCTCCAACGGAAAGTGCTTCGTCAAATTGCGGAAATCCCGCTCGCCGCAGTTCTTCTGCAACGATGTCTGCTGTATCATGAAAATATCCCATATCTCTGTTGTTTAGTA